ACTTATGAATCAACTCCACCACCAGATGCTCGGAGACTTAGACCTACAGTTAATACTACAGCGTTTGTATAGAAAGAGTTTTTATGAAAAAGTTAGATGATATTGGTATTGTAGTTTTGAGTCATGGAAGATTAAATAAGTTAGAAAAAAGCTTAATATCTTATAAAGAAAATGGATTACTCGAAATGGTTGGTGATAATTTTATTTTCTTTAATGAAGTTTCTTCGGATGATATTAGTTTAATAGAAAGAGATTTTAAAGAGTTTGAGTGGGGCGGACACCCACTTAATTTGGGCATCGGTTGGGGAATGACAAAAGCAATAGAAGATGTTAATACTGAATATGTTTTGTTTTTAGAGAATGATTTTGAATTAGCATCTGCTAAAGAAGATATTTATAAACAGATAGAATTAGGTCTGCGGAATCTTAGAAAAAATAAAGTAGATATTATAAAATATCGTAAAGTAAAAGATTATTTAAAAACTTCTAATGAGGCAAAACGCTGGGTGGGTAGAAAAGGTTGTGAAGAAAGAAATTGGTGGATTGGATTTGCCGAAGAAGAAAATTTTGGTTATGATAATTCTGACATTTGTGAAGAAATAGATAGGGTAGATGACATTGTATTATGGAAAATGTCTTGTAGATATGCTAACTGGTCTAACAACCCTTTTTTATGTAAAGCAGATTGGTTTTTAAAGTTGGCTAATTTAAAGTTGGCTAAGTTGAGAGGGTTTAATGAGATGGGAACTGCCCCTAATCAGCGTAACCCTGATTTTGAGGAGCAAATTGAAAGTGAGGGTTGGTGGCAAAAACAGGATTATAAAGTAGGTATTTTACCTGGATTGTTTATACATCAAGATTGAGAAAGTAAGAATGGATAAAAAGCAAGCAGAAGAATATGTAAAGTGTAGGAAAGATCCGGTTTACTTTATTAAGAAGTATGGTAAAATACGCCATCCTACCAAGGGACTTCTGTCTTTTGAGCTTTGGGATTTTCAAGAAGAGACTGTGCAGAGTTTTTTAGACGAGTCATATAATATTATTTTAAAGGCTAGACAACTTGGGATTTCTAGTTTGTGTGCTGCTTATGCTGGCTGGATGGCAACATTTTTTAAGAATAGAGAAATATATATTCTTGCTACAAAAAGAGATACAGCAACAAATCTAGTAGATAAAGTAAGAGTATTTTTAGAAGCTGTTCCTGACTGGTTAAAATCAGAAATTGTAATTGACAATAGACAGAGCCTTGAAATGGCCAATGGTTCTAAAATTAAATCTGGTGCTACAGGTTCAAATGCTCAGGATGCTGCTCGTTCAGAAGCATTAAGTTTGTTGATTATTGACGAAGCTGCGTTTATAAAATCTATGGATACTATTTGGACTGCTGCTCAACCGACATTAGCTACTGGTGGTGATTGTATTGTCTTATCTTCGCCTAATGGTATTGGAAATTGGTTTCATAAATCTTATATTGAGGCAGAGGCAGGTATAAGTGAGAGAGTAGGAGGTAAAAATATATCCTTCAAGGCTATTACTCTTCCTTGGAGTAAACATCCAGAACGTGATGAAGAATGGGCTAGAGATGAAAGAAAAAAAATTGGTGACCAAGCGTTTGCCCAAGAGCATGGATGTGACTTTCAGCAATCAGGTAATAATGTAATTAGTTTAAAGGCTTTATCTTGGTATCAACAGCATCCTACTGAAGAAGAAGTAAGTGATGATGGTTTTCGCCCCTTCCTGAGAGAACCCGAAGAAAAAACTTGGATTGATAAAAACTTGTGGATATGGAAGTATCCCGATTACACTAAACAATACTTGTTATGCGCTGATGTTGCTAGAGGTGACGGTGATGATTTTTCAGCCTTTCATGTTCTTGATGTTGAAAAATATGAACAAGTAGCGGAGTACAAAGGTAAAGTTAATACTGATGTGTATGCACATCTCATTCATAATACTGCAGTTCAATTTAATAATGCTCATATTGTAGTTGAAAATGCATCTATGGGTCATCATGTAGTGATGAAGCTTATAGAGATGGAATACAAAAATCTTTATTGGACAGTAAAGGATTTGACTAGAGTCCATGAAAGTAACTCTAATCAATTATATTATGACCCTTATAATGTACCCAAAAATGCAGTGGCTGGTTTTACGACGAGCATGAAAACACGACCAGTGTGTGTAGCTCGTATGGAAGAAGACTTAAGAACTCATGAATTTATTTTACATTCAAAAAGAACCTTAGCTGAGTTAGAAACTTTTATTTTTCATAATGGTAAACCTGAGGCCATGCCTAGTTATAATGATGACTTAGTAATGGCGTTGGCTATTGGAATGTATGTAAGAGCTACTACCTTAAAATTTAATAGTCACAATGAAGATATGACTAAAGANCTATTAAATGGATTNCATTTTTCATCTACGCCTTATGAGTTTGGTATTTATAAGACGGACGACCAAAAGAAAGAAGAACAATTTACCTTCGATGTCGGCAATGGCCAGCGCGAAGATTTACGTTGGATGATGAGCTAATGGCAGAGGATAATGGCTGGAGTAAATATGAAAAGATGGTAATAGATAAACTTGATCACCACGATACTAGGTTTGGTTTGATTGAAAATAAGCTTACACAAATACAAGTAGATATTGCTACACTAAAAGTAAAAGCTGGTGTGTGGGGTGGCATTGCAGGGTTGGTTCCTGTAGTTTTAGGGATAGTTTTATTTTTTGTTACCCAAACTGGCGATAAATAGTAAAAAGTGGACAAACCAAAATCCGGACGGACTCAATTTTTTGAGTTTGGAAAAAAAACGTTTATACAAGGATAATGAATAATGGCAGATAGATTTGATATACTAAAGAAAATATTAAAGGGCGGCTCAGCAGCTTACAAGGTTCCCACAGAACGGCCTGGTATAAAAGCACAGAAGAAAGCNTTTGATACTTTTCAACGAGCCTCTTCTGCACTCTATCAACAGTCTCTAATTGGTGGAGTAGAAAGATTTGAGAGAATCAAAGACTATGAAGAGATGGATCATTACCCAGAGATTACGAGAGCATTAGACATTTATGCTGATGATTCGATGACTTATGCAGAAGATGGGAAAATTCTACAAATCGTTTCTGATGATGACAAGATTATACATGAGTTAGAAGAATTACTTTATCAACGTTTAGACTTAGACTTTCACCTTTGGACTTGGATTCGTAATATGTGCAAGTATGGTGATATGTTTAATCTACTAGACATTGTAGATAAAGAAGGTGTGTTGGGTGCTATTGCAATGCCGGTGGGTGAGATTGAGAGAGAAGAAGGATATAATAATGATCCTAATAGTTTAAGGTTTAAGTGGACGGTTCAAGGTAATACTGTATTTGAAAACTATCAAGTTTCTCACTTGCGTATTTTAGGTGATGATAGATTTCTTCCTTATGGTAGGTCAATATTAGATTCATCTCGTAAGGTATGGAAACAACTTCTAATGGCTGAAGATGCTATGTTAATTTATCGTATTAGCAGGGCACCAGAACGTCGAGTGTTCTATGTTGATGTAGGAAACATCCCGCCAAGAGATGTGGANTCTTACATGCAAAATGCAAGAGATAAGCTTAAAAGAATACCAGTGACGGCAGAAGCTACGGGCAATGTGGATTACCGATATAATCCTGAAAGTATTTTGGAGGATTTCTTTATTCCAGTTCGTGGGGATAGAGGAAGCAGAATTGAAACGTTGCCAGGGGGTGAGAATGCAGCTGCAATTGAAGATATTGAATATTTACAGAATAAGTTGTTTATTTCTCTTGGGGTTCCAAAGTCTTATCTTACAGCTGAAGAAGATCTTTCAGGTAAGTCTACGTTGGCTCAAGAGGACATTAAGTTTGCCAGAACCATCCAAAGAATCCAAAAGATCGTCGTTAGTGAATTGGCGAAGATATCACTTGTCCATCTTTATCTGCGTGGGTATGATGAAGCTTCGATTTATAACTTTGATCTGAGGTTGACCAACCCATCTACTGTAACAGAGATGATGCATCTTGAGTTGATGGGTAGTCGTTTTGATGCAGCTAATAATATGGCTGATTCTCCATTGCTTTCAAAGTACTATATTCAGAAAGAAGTATTAAAACTTTCCGATTCTGAAATTGCTGATCTGAAGTTGGAATCAGAACAAGAAGCTCAGCAGGAACATTTTATTGAACAGCTTAAAATGGGTGAGCAACCGGGCGGTGAATCTCCTATGGGAGGTGCCCCTGAAGGTGCTGAAACAGAAGAGAGCAAGGGTGAGTCGCATGACAAGAAAGATACTAGACAATATACTAAAGATGCCATGCCTTATGATCCCATAGGTACACGGGAAATGCCGGGGCTTCCAAAGAATTATGCATTTAATGAAGATGGTGAAGAGCAATTAGAAGATAAACTTAATGATCCAGAAAACGAAGAGATGAAGAAAACTTTAGATTTTATACGAAAGAAAAATAAAAATCGTAGATCTAAGACGGATATGTTTGATAGAACGATTGCAGATATTATGAAGTATGACCATGTAGCAAATGATATGATGGGAAAACTTATAAAAGACCATGAAGAAAACAAATTAGAAGAATCAACTTTGTTGTCCTTAAAGTCGGTGAAAAATTAACTTTAATAGAGTGAGTATATATTTATTTCAAGGGAGACTACCAAATATTGGGGCAT